CGTCCTGACCGATAGACGAACCGAGCATAATATACATAAAGCGTGAACCTCCTGGTGGACCTGTTATTCCCCGACTGTGTCCACTCCGCGCCAGGAGCTGTCGGGACAGATGTTCTCTGCACAGAGGTTCGTTGAGAACCCACGCTTTATGCATACTATCACTATATGAAAACATATTAACTGGGAAGAACCGCAATTAGCAACACCACTTGCTTACAATTGACTTACTCTTATTACAGCCCACTGTTTAATCCGTCGCTAACCGGGAGATGCCTATCCCTTCAGTACTGTTGGCTTTGGTGTCGCCTCAACCTATCCTCTAGATCCCTGCTTCATGCCTACTAGTGACCCGAAAATTAATCCAAAGACAATCACGTTCAGCCTAACGGAGTGGGTAACCCTGTTAATACATTTACATATAGAGCCCTGTAACTTAAACAGGGATATATGATTCTTAAATTTTAAAGAACATTTGGCTGAGACCTGCTCATTTAATGTTTCCTGCTTGACTTTTTGCTATTGCTAGCGTGTCTCGCTTTTTGAAACAACCTCTTAACTAATGAATGTAGTATAACACAACATCCATTTATTGTCAAACTATTTTTAAGTGTACTAGATGGATTCGAACCATCTTTTCACTGGCGATTCCCACCATACAATTACTATGAGTTCATTGTGTGGGCCCTTGCGTACTAGCCATTATACTATAATACACTTAGAAACAGTCTGACAGCTTTTTAATGAACCTTGTTGAGTAGTACGATCACTTTTCTCAACTCATGCTATGATTGTATCATAAGCACCATTTATTGTCAAATACTTTGTTGTTGTATTTTTACAACAACACTAATCTTTGGTCCGGCGTGCAGGAATCGAACCCACATTCACGGTGTAGAAGACCGCTGTATTATCCATTATACTAACGCCGGATATTTTTCACTTGCTGACAGTATATCACCTAAGTGATTTATTGTCAAGTGTTAGGCAGTTAGTGATTGCCTGAATTGTTCTAATTCAGTTTGTGATAGAACCATATCAAGTTTTGTTTGTTGATAATCAGGTTCTTTAGAATGTTCATATGTTGAATAAACACGAATATGATAATGACCTGGAAGGACATCTACGGGTTTAGTTTCACAAAATACTTTATAACCTGCTGAATTACTAACTAACATAAATGTCTCCATTAAAAAATTTGGCTCCCCAGGATGGGATCGAACCACCGACACGTTGATTAACAGTCAACTGCAACTACCGCTGTGCTACTGGGGAATAAAATTGGTGCCCAATGTCTGATTCGAACAGACGACCTACCGCTTACAAGGCGGTTGCTCTACCCCTGAGCCAATCGGGCAATTTTTAATAGTAGTGATGTTACTCACTACTATGTTTATTTAATATGAATTATACACTAGAACAAATTTATTGTCAAGCAATTTTCCAACTTAAAATTTTATTTGTGTTCCTAACAATATCTGTAATTGCTTCTTTAGTTACTAAACTATCATTTACAGATATTAACTTTCCTATAGGAATATATCCAAACGCTAACTTAGGATCATTCCTATCAACTATTTGATTTATCTTACTAATCTTATAAAATTTATCAAATGCATTATTATATTGTTGTTCACTATAAGGATCTTTTGAAAACCGCAATGAGTGATATGGTGTTATTAACTTTTGTGTTACTATTTGATCAACAGGACAAACTATATCTCTTGATTTTAATAACTCTAAAGGATGCCTACCTACATGTGGGTAATGTAAACACAATTCACCAAATTCTCTGCTAGCCTTAAAGTATTGATAATCATCAATATTCAACACTGCTTGACAGTCTGATTCCGGAATCACTATCAAACATAACGTGTCCTTATATGAGATTTTTCTTACTAAGTACTCCAATGCATGAATTATATCATTGTACTCTGACAACTGATTTAATCTACTTGGATCAGTTTCAGTTTTTTCTTGTTCAGGAAAATGAATGTGCAACTTGTTCAAACTTGTATGTGGATTTCTAAAATTCCACTTATCAAGTATCTTATTAGGAATCCATTCATTTAACAAATCAATTAGTTGATTCAATCTATTGATTTTATCTTCGGGTAGATTATGTATTCCTAGCCATGGATCAAATCCTTGCCTCAATGAGTTTACATTTACATTAGTCATTTGTCTAGCCCATTCCTGAGCCGGTCTATGTGCGGCTAATTCATATGTAAAAGTATATGAATCAGCCGCATTAGACAAGGTTACATGATAATGTGTATAACTCATCAATTAAGTAAAATTCTGCTATGCTTTGGAACACCTGCTAACAAGTAATCCATTTGGTCAGCTAGAATGTTACGATGTTGTAAAATCATATTTTCGTAATGATTAGGTACATAAGGAGTGTATAGAAGTTCCATGCGGGCTTCCTTCAATGTCTTATGACCCTTCTTACTGTTACATTCTTTACAAGCAGTAACAACATTCATCCAAGTGTTTTCGCCACCTAAAAATTTAGGGACAATATGGTCCCTGCTTAAGTGATGGTAGTTAGCGTGATGTTTACCACAATACGCACACACTTGCCGGTCCCGTCCAAACAATGTTCTGTTAGTCAATGCTACATTAGCATGTTTGTAAGGGTTGAACCCGTGACCTTTCACAGCGATAATACTAGAAGTTTCAAGATAACTTTGATCTCCGGAGTTTTGTAAACCACCGCGATACTTTGCTACAATTTCACCCATGCTCCATGCTACCGCATCTTTGGCGTGGTATGTAATTGCATCATCGTGTGAGATCCATTGTCTTGGAACTCCTGAAATATCTAGTGCTAGAACAGCCATATTGTACTCCTTTTCTGCTATTATCACTAATTGTATTTACTCTTGGTAGGTCGTGCAAGAATCGAACTTGCATCTCAAGTATCGGAAACTTGTATGCTATCCATTGCACTAACGACCCATGTATAACTATAACACATAATTGAATTATTGTCAACCAAAAGTAAAGTTTTCATATATCCTATCAGCCAAATATTCATGTCCCTTAATTGAAAAATGATATTGGTCTTTAACTAAAGGATATGATTCGCACATCTTTTGCCAGGATATAGTAAAAGAATTGGGCAATTCATTGTTCTGAAACATTGGTGAGAAATTCACACATACAAATGGAATTTTACTTTTTTCTAAAAGTCTAATTGTTCCTAATACTAATAATCTATCTTGGTCTTCTTTTATATAGTAGCTATGATATTTTAATAAAAAATCAGCTACTCCTTGAAATTCTTTTTCGCCGGCTTGTGCCCGCATAAACGTGCGTAGATGAGGGCCACTATCTATTTCATCAGTAGTTTCACCTATATGTTTATTTGGATATAACGAATAATCAAAATTATTAATAGTTACTTTACCTGTAAGTTTTTTATTTGTTTGCATTACATCAATGCGTTCAGGAGTAGTAACATTGAATACTATTAAATCTGGGTTAAGTGTTATTGCATGTTCAATTTGTTTTGCAATAACATAATTACTTGAACCAGGCTTTGACAAGTTGATTGTTTCACAACCTAACTTGTTACCTAATATAGTAACATAGTCATCAAACTTGTCTATTTCGTCAGTTAGCATATTCCATTCAGCACCATATGTCCAACTGCATCCACACGCTATAATCTTTTTCATACATATATTTATATGCTGAAATGTTACAGTAATATTTGGTGCCATAGGCTGGATTTGAACCAGCAACACACGAATTTTCAGTCCGCTGCTCTACCGATTGGAGCTACTATGGCAAATAGGTTTTCAAGCGTCCAACTATCCTTTCGGACTCATTGGGTTGTCTCGTATAAGAGAGTTTATACTACCTTATAATCGTGTGCGGTGTCACACAGCCAACCCGAACTGTGCTAGATTATTTGGGACTCAATCTTATCGTCTAGCTTGAAATTTGGTGGTCAACCCATAGAGCCTGTATCGCATAGCACTCTACAATGCCGACCGTAACTTGGTACCCCGCCTCGGATTTGAACCGAGAACACTCTTCCTTTTGAGAGAAGCGACTTTACCACCTTTGTCCAGCGGGGCGTAAATTTGTTTGGTGCCCTGGGCGAGACTCGAACTCGCAGCTTACGGCTTCTTAGACCGCTGTGTTTACCAATTTCACCACCAGGGCATGTTTGGGGTAACCAATGGGGAACGATCCCATTCTATCACTTTCACAGAGTGAGGTGCTAAACCTTTACACTATGGTCACCATAATTTGGCGGGGAATATTGGAATCGAACCAATCAAGTTTGATTTTGCAGTACATATTCTAATACAGAATACAGGTGCTTCACCTTGAAGCGTATTCCCCAGTAACTGGTCTGTGCGGCAGGATTTGAACCTGCGATTTCTCACTTCCAAGGCGAGTAGATTAAACCAGACTTTCTCACACACAGATAAAACTTTCTTAGGGACGCCGGCTCAGCTTGGTCGTTTAAGTAACGCAGGACATCTGCGTGACTCCCTATAAACTTGGTGGACCGCCGGGGAATCGAACCCCGATAACTAACGTGCAAGGCTAGGGTAATCCCATTATACTAGCAGCCCATAAAAAATTGGTACCCAGTGTTGGTTACGATCCAACTACAGCCGCCTTATCAAGACGGTACCTCACCATTCGGTCTACTGGGCAATAAATACTATTATGAAAACCTACAAGAATGTTACTCCTGGAGGCTTAAACTTTCACCTATCATTGATTGATGGTGTTTGTTGTATGATTGTGTATGACAGATACTTTTGTGAGTATCAGATACAATATTTTACTAATATCAACAAAGCATTACGCTTTATCAATAATCTTTAATTGGTGGTAATAGTTGGACTCGAACCAACGATAGACTGCGTATGAAGCAGTTGCATTAGCCACTATGCTATATTACCATATAGAAACACATTGCTTCTGTCTCTAAGGACTTCTGATGGACTAGGTCACAGCCTAGGACAATGTGTTTTTATATAATTACCATATAGAAACACATTCAGGTCGTATCTCCCAGATACCAGCTCATACCCTGACTATGCATTCCGCTGTACGACTCTACAGGTTTCAGAATGTGTTTTTATATGGTGCTCCTTACTGGTAACGATCCAGTGTCTATACATTACCAATGTATTATAATACCTTTATACTAAAAGAGCAAATTGGTGCGACCGGAGAGATTCGAACTCCCGACTCCTAAGTTCGTAGCCTAGTACTCTATCCAACTGAGTTACGGTCGCATAATAAAACAGGATACGCTTTTTTTTCACCATACGAAAAGTTTTTAATTTTGCTGAAAGTATCCTAAAACTGGCAGGGGCACTAGGGATTGAACCTAGGCTAACAGAGTCAAAGTCTGTTGTGCTACCATTACACAATGCCCCAATAAATTATTAACGCACTATTTCTAATGCGTGTATTAAAGCACACTACATGGGTGCGTACCCACTTGTCACCTTTCGGCTAGAGAATGCTTTAATACGCTAGAATTTTTCATCTCACAAAAGAGACTTCATCCTCTAGGCCGCCCATTCGTCCATGTTTAAAGTGCAGACTAGGATCTCGTTTCCTATAACACACTATCTTCTTAACTAACCCATACTATAACAGAGTATCCATTTACTGTCAAACTCTGTTATGTTGTTTTTATACAACACAAAAACAAAAACCCCTGAGTACTTTCGTATCCCAGGGGTTGAATAAATTTGTTATGATGTAACTTATTAATCCGTTCCCCGGGCACCTCTTTGGTTATCATTGCCGCGAATACTTGTAGGATATGATGCCGCAAAGGTCGCTAAGGCCTCTATAGACCATAGCCCCGTATGTTTCGGCATGTAACAAGTTTTATTCATCATAGTCTTTTATTTAGTCCTGGTTTAAAATAACTGCAAATAACATAGTGTTTTTTGCTGTTTATGTGTGTATTATATAGTAGTTTTGATTAGAAGTCAACAACTAATTTACCCAAAATATAAATACTCACTTTTTGTTGTCTATAAATAGTTTACAGGAGCAAACTATGTCAGACAAATACGAATATAACAGAATCACTATCAGGCCGTCAACTGAAGTGGGTTTTTACAAATGGACAGATGCGTTTGAAGAATATGTTAAAACAAATTTCATAGATACAGGAAAACGAATATCGTTTGATATATCATATTCAGAAGATGGATTGACTGAAACTAGACACTCAGTATGGAATAGTTTCTTAGACTGGATTGAATTTTGTGAAGACTTAACCTGCTTTGATGTTTGGAATGAGCGTGATTTGTATGAGTCCGACAACAACATCACAGCATATAGAGAAGAATTAGATACTTAAAGAGTTCTAACTGGAAATGACCTGGTACTCATTACTCTAGTACCAGCATAGTAATCGTCAGGGTCAGTAAGGAAACTACTGTTTAACTTTTCAGTAAACGATTTCATTCCACCTAAATAGTCTTTCTTAATGTTCTCAAATTCTGTATCATTAAACAAAAAGTAATACTTGTCGTTCTTATCGTTACGTCTTGCTTTTTCTGTTTGAAATCTGTTGTCCCAATTAGTATAACACATCTTTCTTGCTAGTTTATGCTGAAAGTCTGCTATATCACCCGCGGGCACTAAATGCTTACCGTTGCTACGAAATAAAAAATGTTTATGTTGCGGAAATGCAATAAAGTAATCACCCATAGCGTATGCCATTTCAAATGGTATTTGAGGCATATTTGGAGTCCAATAAAAGCATTCAGCACTATTGGGGTCTTGTCCTGGACAAACACATGATACTGCAAAGTCTGTAAAAAACATACTCAACAGTTTTGTTTCTTCATTATATGTAAGTAAAGGTTTGTCTATCCCGTATACATGTCCTACAGTAACTCCTTTGTCACTCAATATCAAATCATTGTCTGATACTACACCGGTCAATAATCTATTGAGATTCATTGAACCAGAACGCATTTCGGCAGCATAAGTGAACAACGATTCCATACTAATCTTGTCACTATCTTCCATAAAGTCTTTAACTGTGATAAGTATTTCTGGCTTATTTCTTGCTACCCAATCTAATGTGGGCTTGACTGAATAATTCCATTCACTCCAATAGTTTGTAGCTTCTGTGTTTGTTACGTCTGGATCATATAGTTTACCATCAATCAATGGTTTAGGCCACTTGACACATATCTCATCAATTTTAATATCATTGTCAATGAATGTACGCAATATGTTATGGCTATCGGAACCGCCCGAATAGTATATGATTAAGTAATCATAAGTATCTCTTAATTGCTGCGCCCGTTCTTTGTATAATGAGTCTAATGAGACTTTTCCTAACGTTGTTTTATCAAAGTTAGCCCATACATCATTGTGGTATTTGTAATATACCTCAGTATTATGTTCAGTTGCATGAAACATGGCCTGTAGTTTATTCTTAAACTTAGAACCATTTGCTTCCCAATATCCGTACTTATAGTCCATTAGCAAAATCCCACGGGTCAACTACAAACCTAAAGCTAAGTGTTATGCGTGTTTCTTCTGTGTCATTCAATATAGCGTGAGGAACAGTATTGTTCATCATAGCAGGTGTACTAAGTGAATATCTTCCTATTTCTTCCATCTCACAACCACTATAATATATATAGGACCCCTGTGTAGGGTCATGTAATGGCACTATCTTTTTGTCTCCACTCAAATATTTGTAAAAAATAACACTCGTATTTTTACCGTTTTCAATATCAAAGTTAAGACTAATGCAGCCCTTTGTGTTGCCACCTTCTGCCGGCGGCTCTATGTTATTATCAACATGTGCGTCTTTACCTGTAGTTTTTGGATGTACAACTACAATGCAGGCTTTGTATAGATTGTCTAATTGACCAATGTGTTCAAAATACCAAACACAATGTGGGCAAGTATTTTTAAATTCTTCTAAATCTAATGCCCATAGTCCCGTAGGTTTATTTTCTGCATAAGGTAATGCAAACTTCCTCAATTCATAAGTCATTACATTTATTTTGTTAATGACTACGTTTTTATAAACAAATGGCATTTTAAACTAGTAGATGGTCTATGTCTTGTGTACCGTTAACAGATATAAGCAATGTATATCTATCATGCTTACTAAAATTCATAACTGCATGTTTGTATCCAGTATTTAAAAAGTATGCTTTACCGGGAGTAAATGCAACAGTTTCTATATTGTTCTTGACCCAGAATACATTAAGACATTCATTATCAGCAATGATAGGTATGATTATACGCACCGCATAACTAGGATCATAGTCTATGTGTGGGGTGACATTGCTACCAGAACCTAACTTAACTAATCGTGCGCGGGTAGATACACCTTTGATTTTTGAAAAGATACTGTCAAAAATTTCTGCGTACTTATCATAAACTTTAGTTTTGGCTGTATAAGTAGACTCATTCATTGGACTAGATTCACTCGTAGTTAATTCAATACGTTTTCTATAATTTTTTACTATGCTGTTACTATGTAGTGTTTCATCAACCATTTCACATTCTTCTAGTGTGATTGGTTTATTTTCTACGGTGCTGTCAGTCAAACTTATTTGAAAGAAGTTTTCATACACTTTGCTAGCAAGGTCGTGGTGTATCCCACATAACTCTTTGTTAACTTCTAATACAGATTTGAATTCGTATTCCAACTCATTAACACATTGTACTAAACTTTCTAGTTGAGTTTGAGTCAATGATAAGTGGTCAATTATAGAATAACTGGGAAGGCGATGTTTTAGTTTCATTTTACTAAGGTATAGAGTTTGTATCCCCAATCAGTTCCATCTCTGAAGTCAGGGTTAGCAGGTTCTTCATGGTGATTAAGGTGCATTCCTTCGCCCACTAATAACACACTCAATATAGCATTGTTGATTGGACCAGCATCACTGTGGCATAAACAATTAACCATGCTTCCAGTAAACCACATTAAGAATCCTGGGACAATTAACAACATCCAGTATACTTGTAACGGGAGTAAAACAAATCCCAATATATGTATCACATACAATACAACAAAATAATGTTTATGTTGAAACAAGTACCATGGTTTTCTTAACAAATCAGGAACATAACGAATTATATCAGTGTCGTTTTTTGATAGTTGCCAATACGCTCTAAATTTACCCATTTTAATAGGGCTATGCGGGTCTTTATCAGTATCGCTATATCTATGATGTTTTCTATGCGCGCCTGCCCAAGCAAGGGCGGATGAGGTTGCCCCCAACCAAGATAGTAAAATTAATACCTTTTCAGCAATCGGGTTAATAGCGTTTTTGTGTGTTGCTACTCTATGAAATAATACTGTTCCGCAAAGACCCGAATATACAACTTGACTCAGTATAATTGTGGGTATAGTTATATACCATGGGAACATTATCAATCCCGCGATGAACAGAATGTGAATGTATACTTGAGTGGTTAGGAGTTTTTGCTTGTATGTCATTCTGTATTTATACAGAATTTTCCATCAAGTCTAGAATTATCAAGTGTTGAGGAGAATAATTGAACTCAGTTAACTCCTCATGTATTATAAACTTATAGTTTGGAAATGCTTTTGGAATTAAGTATCTGTGATTTACTTGAAATAGTCTATAGTTATGCGGATCAAAAGACCATAATACTTTAGTACATTCAAGCAATTTGGCTCTAGTAATATGAAGTGTAGAACTATGTTGGTGCATATATGCATTTACACCCAATCCAGTATGACGATGTTCTTGCACTGAAAATGCACGGAACCCTGATTGGTATACTTTTTCTCCGCAAAATTCTCTAATCATTCCGCCACTGCCCGTCCAAATTTTGTCATTAACATATAACAAGTGATAAGAATCTATGCTACCATTTTCTACTAAATTAAGTAAACTCCACGGTTTAGCATAACCATATAACTCCGGTAATTCTTCTACTGATGTTTTAAATCTCTCACACAATTCTTTCTTCAACTCATTTACAAAAAAGTATTTGTTTTCATCGGTCAAAGATAGCATATCAATTTTGTCCATTTGTACCCTCTGCTATTTGGCCTGAACTTAGTGTATTGACTAGATAATTATATTCAAAATCACTTGACCCCCAAAATTTATCTTTCCAACTTTTTACTAATTGCATATCAGGATGTTGGAATATTGGGCTAGTTTCTACGAACTCATATCCATTTTGTTTCTTGCGTTGTTCTAATTTAAACACAGCTTGGTTGTTGTAAACATGTATCTTGCTTGAGTATGAGCCCGTCTTGCCCGGTATCTGGTTGTTTGCTAGTTTTTGCATGATTGGATCAGTTAAGAATGCTAGAAACTGTTCAGGGGTGTGTCTAATGAAGTATGGCATGGTGTGTATATCGTGCATCTCATAATAAGTTAAATGATTGAACACTGGCTCTATTTCATCTATATACCACTTGCCATCACGCAAATACATATGAGGGTCTGTTTCACCTGTAATAACTGTCCCGTCTATTTGACTAGTCAACCACATTGTGGCTATATATTGATATGCTGCACAGTTTGTACTAGTTGCTATTTCTAAAAATTGACCAGACTCTACAAATTTATCTAAATCTAAATCAATTACCACTGGAGTTAAGTTATGATCTAAACAGTAAGTAAACGCATACAACACATCATGTGCATTGTACTTTGTTCGCAATATCACAGGTATTGGGTCCATACCCAATGAATTTAATACTGCTAATGCATACTCACTATCCATACCACCGCTTAAGCAAACATATATTTTGCCGCGCTTCTGTTCCCATAACATTTCAGCAGCAATTACTGTTTCCTCATAATAGCTTTTTACAGGTCTGTTAGGTGGACGAATTTTTACATGCCAAGTAGGTCCGTTACCTGTACCATAGATATAGTTGTCGTAGATGATAGCCATTTGTTTTATTTATGTACATTTGTTGACTCTATAAATATCTAATGAAATATCCATTCTTAACTGATAACGAATTATTATTAGTAGATTTTTTACCAGGTTCATCTGGACAACTTTTAATGAGACTTTGGTCTGAATTAGATAGTAGATTAAATTACGATAATGAAAAGATATTGTCCGACTTAACTATACATTCTCATTTATCTACTAGAGAAATTGATTATGCCATTGAAGTTCCTAAACGCATTACTAATTGGTTTCTAGATAAATGTGATCCGAAAGAAATTAATGATTATATTCAATATTTTGAATTCTTAGGTACATTCATATTGTCAACTACTCAACGCTGGAATTGGGCGGATAAAGTTTCTACTAGATTTTATGAGAATCAAAAATATCAAATGAAAGACTATAGAATACTATACGGGATACATACTTGGCATAAATCTATACCATTTAAACAGATGCAAGATTTGGGATACAACATTAAATGTATATCAGTTGTAGCTGATACTGACATTGGTAGAAAATTCCAAAAAGAAAGGTGTGAGATTTGTTATCCACAATCTAACAATTTTTGGAAAAACATATTGCCTATCTATAACAACAAAAAAAATGAGGGTGTAGAAAGATTTGATTTCTGTACATTACTTGCTAACAAAGATTCAGTAAAAATAATTGAATGGTTGTCTAGTAAATTAGGTAAAGAATTTCGCACAGAAAAAGTAACAAGGGTTAATGAGATATTAGATATTTATTATGCTGAAATTGTTGATAATTTAGAATGATATATGTTTGGATAATCTTGGCAAAACTGACTCATCTATATTAGATAGCCATCTTTTAACAGATAAGAGTTCTAACATAGTTTTTTTAGGATCCCGCGGTACTGCATATTTAAAATCAAAACATTTAAGTTGCCCATCATTATTCATAGTTAAATTACATTTAGCGTTATTAATTTTATATACTTCATTTTCTTTAAAGAATTTAAACATATCATCTAGCTGGTCTGCTATTAATTTATGTTCGTGTTTTAATTGATTGTTTAACAAATCAGGACCTACATATTCTTGTAACAGGTAAAATCCTTCTTCATTCTTTAATTCCCCGTATTCATATGTTTCTACTAGAAACTTAGACTTTAGTTTAGTAGTCCAATGTATTTCATTGTTGTAGAGTTTAGCAATTTCTTCTATCTTGCGATGAAAGGTAGGTCTATTTTTAATAGAAATTGCGTTAGGTTTAAATATTTTTTTAACTAGTTTGGCTTCTTTGTCTATCCAAATTTCACCTAATGATCCTCTAGACCCTAACTCAGGAACATATTTTTCAAACATTATTATAACTAGCTATAAGATAACTGATACATAACCTATTAGTATCCCCGCGTTTGTACCTTGAATATTCTATAGAGTTATCCAATCCAAACAGTATTGTATCAGATGGTACTATATTTAATTCTTTACAAATTGTTTTTTGAATCTCACCGTATTTTTCTACCATTGAGTCGGGGGACATTTTATCAAGTAAATCGTAATGATGTTCGGCGCCGGCTACAAAAGGATACATAGATTTTTCATATACTTCAACTGGGTAAGAATCACTTGTATACAATAACCCAACCCTATGTAAACCTGATCCAAATGTTTTAGATAGTGAAAACCCCACACTGTGTATATTTTTATAGGGGGTGAAGTCAAAGTTTATATTTCTACATATACCAAAAAAAGCACAATCAATAAAGATTGGTTTATTGTAAGTATCTGCTATCTTAATCTTATCGTGTGAACTCATTCCGTCACCACTGAATGGATGACTAATGATAATAATATCAGCTTGAGATAAATCTGTAGTAACTCTATCTTTCATTGCTAATTTATGATAGCCATATTCTCCTTCAAATATTCCTATCTTATTATACAATGCATATGTTTGATTAAATGCATCAGTTAGTCCTGACACAATATAATATTTTTTAGGCAATCCAATTACAGATTGCACAGAGGAATGAATCCAAGTATTAAATTTATTTTTAAATTTAATATAATCACCCATATTAACATTTTCAGTAATTATAGGTTTAGCAGGTCCTATGATTTTGTCAGAACTAATCATATCAATCTCTATCAAGCACGCCAATAAAATGTAATCTTAGGTCATCTGAACAATTCATAGCAGTGTGCTGTTCCATTGTATTAACTTTATACACAAATCCAGCGGGCATATGTTGTACTATGCCTTGTTTAAAAACAAAAAAACACTGCGGATTGGTGATTAATGGTATATGCAACCTTGGGGTTGAATCTCTATGCATACTATAGCAAGACATAGGACCCAACCACATGAACCTTGATCTTTTTAAGTTATATTTTTTGATTAGTTCTTCAAAAATAGTATCTTTAAAAAAGGGGTTAATTTCTGTGTATTTTAACTCTTGTCCCCTGTTAACTCCAGTCGCACCAAACCAAATATCATCACCAATTTTATATTGTAGTGCGGCTTGCCGGCCCTTTTTTCCAGATTCATGCCATTGAATATTTTCTTCTAATGCGTGATAAGAATTTAATATTGGCTCAATATCTATAGTATCAAGGGTACGTATCATACACGTATTTATTAAATAGCTATTTTTCCTATGGCATTAACTATGGCTGCAATTTTTCCTATAGCTTGCAATTGTTGCACGGTCATCCCACCTGCCTTCAATATATCATAATGACTTTTTACGCAATGCTCACACTTGCCCACAATGCTTGCTGCCAATGCATACATTTCAAATTTTTGTTTTGAAACTCCACCGTGATTGGCATAGACATTCATTCGTAATCCAGGTGGTAACCCTTTTAATTCAGGATCATTGACCATTTGTACAAAAGGATACCAAATGTTATTCATACCCATAAGTGCAGACGCAGCTTTAGTTGCTTCACGTTCAGCATCATTAAGAAATAATGGACTATTCATTTCAATTTCAAATGCTAATCCGCCGTTACTTGCCGCAATTGCAGCAGCATATGCACACGCATGAGCGTCAACCGGCTCTAGCCCGTGATTCTTCATAACGTTTTCTAAATTTAATTTGATATCTTTAGCATGATCAGGTATACTGTCTAATACAGTTTGAACCCAGTTACCATTTACTGTGATTGGTGGTAGTTGATTTTCTGGATTCATAGTGTCTCACCACCTATAGTACGATTGCAGGGACATAACTCACCTGTTTGCAATGCATCCAATACCCGCAATGTTTCATCTGGATTACGGCCAACATCTAAGTTATTTACTGTAACATGCTGAATAACATTTTGTGGGTCAACAATGAATGTTGCACGTAATGCTGCGCCTGCTGGTGCATAGAAAATACCTAATTGATCAGCTAATCCACCGATGTTTGAGATTTCCCAATCTTCACCCAATACAGGTTTTTGACGGCGCAGTGTGTCTGCAAAGAACCACGATGTAGTTGCTTTCAAGCCTTCGTGTGCATTCTTCCATGCTAGCTTACAGAATTCGTTATCTGTGCTACCGATTAATAACACAGCGTCACGGTCTGCAAAGTTTTTGTTTAGCTTGTCATATGCAACAATTTCAGTTGGGCACACAAATGTAAAGTCTTTTGGATAAAATACAATTACTTTCCATTTGCCACCAAAACTACTTTCTGTGATAGTTTCAAAATTGTTGTCAGGGGTTAGTGCGCCGGGTTTAATACCAGTAACACCAAATTTTGTTAGTTTGTCTCCGATTGTTTTCATAAATATCTCCTTGTGTGTAGTGAAATATTTATCTAGTACAATCACTAGTTTAAAGTTTTAATCGTCACTTTCTAACCATTTAGATGTTTGATCAAATCTTCTTTCCTGTATAGTACGTTCACCAAATACTTTTTCACGATGACATAATAAACATTTAGGATTACCACAATCTAACGCATGATGTTTTGCTAATCTGTGTGGTTCTTTGATTATTCTGTCATTAAATTCAGAACCATGTTGTTTAGCAATTCTCAATTGTTTATGGATGGCATTATCATCCTTAAGCAAGCGTCTGCTATGCTTAAGTTTATCAGCTTCTGTACTCATATTAGTGCCTCTTTCTGTAATCTTCTACTGCGGCTTTGATGGCGTCTTCGGCAAGGATTGAGCAGTGGATTTTAACTGGGGGGAGGCAGAGTTCCTCGGCAATAACTGAGTTCTTGAGGGCTCCAGCTTCATCCAATGTTTTACCCTTGACCCACTCTGTGACAAGGCTTGAACTAGCAATTGCCGACCCACACCCATATGTCTTAAATTTGGCATCTGTGATTACCCCGTTTTCTACTTTAATTTGTAACTTCATTACGTCCCCGCATGCCGGGGCCCCAACCATACCTGTGCCTACATCTAGGTCATCTTTACTAAAACTACCTACGTTTCTAGGGTTCTCGTAGTGGTCAATAACTTTTTCGCTGTAAGCCATATATAATCTCCTGTACAGTATTTAGTCAGTATAATTATCTTCTAAAATGATCCATCCTAATTTCAACAAATCTTCACGGATTTCTTCCGTCACTATACTTTCACTAACATATGCTTTAACTTCATAAAACTCTTGTCTTTGATGATCATCCATATTCTGAAATACTTCTTCATCAATTGGATCATCATTCTGTATTCCACTACAGTACCAATCCATGTAATCACCTTCTTCACGTATATTACTAACAATTGCCCCTGCGTGTCTCCAACTACAACTCCATTTTTTCCCACTTAATATAGGCCATACTTCATTTCGTTGAAATTCATTGTTACACATTGCTGCGTATAAATGTTGAGCATATGCCTTATCACTTTTAGCTTTCTCTACAATCCACTCAGCGCTACGCAAATCATATTCTAAATTATCTTCTTTGGGGAAGATGATATCCTCATCCCTATCCCAGTCTATCATATCATTTTCCATCTGTCTTTTTGACTTTTTGCTTACTATAGAAAATATGATTACCAATTATTGCTACTTGTTTATAGGGCCATAATGGATCAATTGTATTTGCGTGAAAGAACAATGCTGTTTTTGGAACAACATTCTTATACATATCGTAGACCATTACATCATATGCAACTTGTAATGCTCGTTTGTATTTTGGGTTTGATTTATTTGGATCAGTTTTGTCTGCACATACCCAACTAAACTGACATACTACATTTTCGTTGATTAATGTTTTTTGATAGATAACTTTACAAGGTGTCTCTGCAAACCCATGATTAACACGATTCAATACAACTCTGGCGATTGCTGCTTGTCCGGGCATTGCTTCTGCCCCTGCTTCATAATAAATATTTCTTGCCATACATGCTATTTGCTTCATATCAATTTTCTTTAGATTGATAGTTGGCATATCAATAGCAATTTGAGTTGGCGAAGGAACAGCCATGATAGATAAAAACATCATGGTCATTATTACTAATTTATTTTTAATTGTTAATAACATGATTTCCTTTCACTGTAGTATACTACAGTTTTGTTGAATAACCAAATGTTTTGGTTATTGTACCCAGCAATCACAGTTACAAGTGATTACTTGTTCTATTGCTTGAGCAACGGTTAATGCTGCTGGCAATAATGTTCCCGATGTGTAGACGGGATTTAATGCAGGTGGTATTAATTTCGTAAATGGTGATCCTGCAAGACTGCCGGGAACAATGGGGCCACCACCTTGACTTCCTGCGCCACCACCTGCTCCGGGCCCTGTAAAGAACGGTGCTTCTCCTTCAGGAATTGCCACTGCGCTTATACCAGGTGTTCCTATACCTATATCAGGACTAGGAATTGGTAAATTATCTGGTGTCCCTATACCCAATACTGCTGCCACACTAGTCTCTGGCGCTCCAATAATAACTCCTGCAGGAGTTACATAATTTTCAGTTACAGGATTGTATGTTCCGACTGGCGTAACATCAAACGGGTATGCTGGCGCAGAGTTTCCAACAGCACCATTAGTTATTAATTCTATAGTTTCTCCTTCAGGAAGAGTATCAGGGATATTGTCATCTTGCGTTATGCCGGCTTCAATTAATCTTGCTTTATTTCTATCAGAACGCATTGCCGCAACAATACTTTGACCGGCAACTAATGTTAAATTAGATATAGCTTCTAACGTTTGTGCAGATAAATTTGGTTCTGTTAGTTTTGAATAGTTAGGTAATAAATCAGTAAAACTATATAACATGGTTGGGTAAGGGAATAAATCCCCAACTCTTGGAGCAGGTAAAGGAGATAATCCTAAATTTCTAGCAGCTTGTTCAATACCTAACTGGGTGCCCAAATTATCCCACATATCATTTAAATCTACTGATTGTCCGGGATGAGTAGTTCTTATTATAGCTATCTCAGCATTAGCTGCATCAATATATGCTTGAACCACTGTATTTAAGTCTGGGGTCAATGCAGGAGGGGGGTCTATAGTTACTGTTAATGTAGCAGGAGGAGTAGATGGAGTAGGACTTGAACCTGTATCATAGTTTACAGTTGTTCCATGTGATCCTAACAAAGCACTAAGTACTGTGCCAAATGTAGTAGTTCCATTATTTACCGCAGGTGTAGTATCAATTGTGGTTATTAGTGTAGCGCCTGAACCCCCGTCTATTGTTGCAGTAGGTGCTACTGCACCATCTCTTCCGTATCCTCCGCCATGATCAAATGAACCTACACCCCCGATAGAGTCTATTTGATAATAATAGTTGTATATGCCGGGACTAACAAGCACCGATGACAATGTATAATTAGAACTAGTCATTGTAACTGTAGCTGTTGCTTGTTTCCAAGACAGTGCTAAATAAAGATTTTGATATATGGTTGCTAATGTATTAGATTGCAATCCTATAATTGCTGGCTGTATATCTTTCCATGGATAGGGCAATCCGGACATACAACCAAAGAAATCAGAGAAAGTATATGTGCCGTGTGGGCCGCTACCCAATGCTACTAAAGCAAGTGCTGCTTTTGCTTCGGTGGTATCTGCTGGAACATTAGTACCATTAACTAACGGTAAATTTGCAGTAGTTTCTAAACTAGCAACTACTTGAGCAAATTTTTCAATATTTATTTTTCGTATATTTTTAATTTGCTGCATTGTTGCACTAAATGCACCTGCTGCTGTTGCTATATCACTAGGTAAAATATCTTGTAGATATGATCCAAATCCTTCTGGCATTATTTGAAAATTAACTTCAATTGTTGTACTACCAGTTGATATTGTAGAAGTTGAGGGTACTAGCGACTCAGCCGGGGTTACTATAGTAGGTGCTATCGCCGGCGCCACAAGTGTGGCTGAACCGGGATCTATTGAATTTAAAACCGCCGTTGGTAAACTAGCATTGCCACCTCCGCCACCACCACCATCATTGGCTAACAATTCTAAAAAGTCTTGTACTTTAAACGTCATTATTTGTTACCCTTTATCATATGTTAACCCCTAAAAGTTCTTGTTACGACGGGGACAACACCCGCGGCAGCTGCGGCTGCTCTTTCTGCTCCAAGTTGATCATCAACTGGTATACCGGTAACCGGATCAACCCACCAGTCGGCGCCGCGACTTTGTTTAAGAATTGCTGCCGGTGGGGGAGGGGGTAACGGTGGAATAATTGTACCAACCGATGCTACTATCTCAGGAGCAGACAACGCTGAATTAATACCACCGGCATCTGGTATAGGATTACTTGGGGCAACTGTGTTTACTGCATAGATTGGATAATATGTTTTACTATTAGTTGGACCAGGAACTGAATTATATATAGGTACAGTTAATGTCAAATAACTATTGGGAAACATTTTTTTTGGATTAAGCAAATCTGCCAACGTAATTAATCCAGCTGTGTTACAGTTTAACGCTACTAATATTTCAGCTAAATCTACTCCTGCAATTATTAAAAAAGCAGAATATACTAGTTGTTGTTGATTTTTAGTTACGTTAGTGTTGTTGGCAATTTGATCTATCTCACTACTAGATAATCCAGTAGCTAATAATGCCACTGATAATGAAGCAGTTAAAGCGTTGTTCTTCTTTAGTGTTGCTAATAAATTAGAAGGATATCCAAATGTCCAGATAGTAGATAAATCTAATGCTTTGCCTAAATTTATTAAATCTCTACCAAACGCAGGAGTTGATAAACTTACGTTAGTTACATCAGCCGTGATTAGGTCATTCATGTTACTATAAGTACCTTCCATGAACCCCAATGCATTATACATTGTCAATATAGATGAATTTGATTGTTGTATAAATGAGCCACTAGCAATAAATGATCCGCAAAAATCATTGTACATATTGCTTAATGCTAATGTATTATTGTAATTGAATTCATTATATCCTTGCCATGGGAATAATCTTATGTATCCCCAGCTAGCAACTGCGCCGGTGTATCCTGCACCGGCCCAACTTGGACTACTAGTATAAGTATATGTAGGTGGAGGGCTATTACCCAATGCAGGAATTGTACTACTACCTATTGTTGTGATATTAGCATATGTTCCTGCGCTTACATTACCATATGATAAATTAATTGAATGCGTAAGCCAATACAAACAACTATTGTTTACTATTGTTCCTGGAGTATAATCAGTAGAACTGGTACTAGACCCTACATAACCTGCCGTTGGATTATTAACCCAAAATCCTTTGCCTTGGAGTAAACCACTCATTACGTTTACGCCTAACGGGCTTTGTTTACCAGTATCACTCATGGTACAAATACATCAGTGCTACCTTGAACGATACTATGACCGCAAGTGTTTCCTGACCCTATTCTTAATACTGGATCACCTTCTGCAAATACAGTAGGGCTTCCCTCAGTTGTAGTAGGAGCATCGTGCGGTAAATGCGGATACGTTCTTTTCCAAGGAGCATGCGGCGTTATGCTACTTACGTGTAAGCCGACTTGAATACCGTTGGCAAATACTGTTTGGGCGCCACGAATAATCGTGCCGCCCTCTTGATTTGCATCTCCCTTCCTACTTATTCCTGCCATATTATCCTACTAAGATTTTCTTATCTGGTACTTTAATACCAGTGGTTGCTTCTAAATACTTCATTCTTACGTTATCTTCTGTCTCTGCGTAAAGACTAACGCTACTAGTATTTAGTGTAAATTTACCCTTCGGATCTGCGGTAAACATACTAGGAACTAATCCCATACCCTGTTGACTAGGTGCAATGCTCACGGGTTCTTCAATAATGATATTATCTCTGGTGATTTCAACTATTTTAGTAATCAATTCTTCACCGCTATTTAATTTAAATGTATATACTTTTCCTACTTGCATTATGTGCTTTCTGTTAATTTTTGTTTGAGTTCTGTAAACCCACCCACAAGTTCTCCGTCTAGGAAGATTTGTGGAACCGTACGGGCATTTGGAACTGCCTCTAATAATTCTTCTTTAGTGTAACCATCACCAATTTTCTTTTCTTCAAACTGTATTCCCTTGCTTGTTAACAATGCTTTTGCTTGGTCACAATAAGGACAGTGATACTTACTCCATACTATTGCTTTCATATTTTAATCCTTTATAACTTTTATATAATAATTTTTGACATTTGGTCCAAATGTCATAGCTTCTGGGTATTCTACATTCCATTTTCCAGTGTTTATTTTACCTAATATAGCTTTATAAGCTATCTCATTGTATTCAGGAACTAAGTGCCCCGATATAAAATTTGAATTTTCAGTCCAATCTATTAACATCTTCATGTTGTCAATTTTTAATGTGTTTATCTGATGAGTGTAAATCTCAAATAAATTCTCATTCGCTTCAAAATTAAATTTTTTTCGCTGTGCTTCTGTAAGTGAGGTTGCTCCGCATGGGATAAAAATTACATCAGGTCTTACTTCTGCGATTCTATCTAACATTAAACTAATCATCTCTAAATCATAATCTGAACATAAACTTTTAAACCAGCCCTTTAAATCATTTAATTTTTCCAAATCATCATCATTTAAAAATCTTTTTCTATATTCAAATTCCCATTCAACTTGTCCCAACCCAACATAATATCTTTTTCCACCGCCCTTATCAGAAAGTTGGAGGTGCTGTGTATATCTTCCTGGACCCGTAATTAAAAATATAATTTTTTCATGCAAGTGATGAGTTTTTAAAAAATTACTGTATGAATAATAAACAGAAGATCCGCTATCTGCATAATTTACCAAATCACAATTAAAATAAGTTTGTAATTTTGTAGACCAATGATATTTCATTCCATCACTATCTTCACCGTTGGGTTTTCTAGGTAAGCTACACGAACCAAAACTATCGCCGTATAATCCTATACTCATTATTTTCCTTTCGTGTTATATAGTGCTATTAATTTATATTGATTTCTTGTGGTTGATGAATATAAATCTGTTTTAGCTGAGGTTGCAGGGACTAGTTGATTGTTTTCTAGTGTTACTGGAAATGTGTATGAGGTGCCTCCAAATTTTGATGCCCCTAACATTTCTATTTGCTCTGGGGTAGGATTATAAACTAAACCTCTAACTTCTACCCCCGGTATCTTGCTTAAACTTACCCAAGTTCTTGCACCACCTGGTGTTTGACTAGAATCTGACACAACGGCAAGGTGTTCAATTGATAACAATATTCCATATAAACTTGTTGCCAATCCTTTATTTCTCCACTCTTTGTCTATTTCTAAACCCTTAACATAGGCTTTATCTTCTGCTATTTGTACAGTTAATATACCGATAAGTTTTTTATCCGGGCTTAACAAGCAAACATCGTCATCAGTTCCAGCGGATCCATAACTCATGCTAGGAACTATCGCATAAAAATAATTGCTGTTAGGCAATGGATTAATATTGCCCTCAAGTTGTTTTAGTTTGGCATCTTTATTACCTAACATTCCTAAAGAGTCTTTAGGCTCTACTGATTGTAATTCTTTAAGTTTCATAAAATGTTCTTTTCTTATAAACTTGGTAATTGATCGTAATCAAGTGCTTCACTCATAACACCTAATACGTAATTAGTTGATTCATTCTCTTGTAGTG